AACCCGCCGCCGCCTGAATCCCCGCAGGCGGTTGCTGTGGAACCAATTATTCAGTTCCTCGCCGCACTGCACAACATTCGTTCGGAGCATCAGTGAATATCACGGACGCCGCATACGCAGTTGCACACGACTACCCCGGTGGAACCGAGTCTCTCGGCCCACGCATGGGCATTTCTGGGGCCTTGCTGCGCAACAAGGTGAACCCGAATCAGAACATCAACCACCTGACGCTTGCAGAGGCTCTGCGCATGTCTGTGGTGACGAACGATCGCCGCATCGTAGAAGCCTTCGCGCGCGAGCTCGGGCTCATCTGCATGGAAGTGCCGGCCGCTGAAAACTGCGCCGACGGCGAGGTCATCGAAATGATGTCGGAGTCGATGAAGACGTTCGGCGACATCGGCGCGGCGATCACGGACACGTTTGCAGATGGCCGCGTTGATTCCCACGAAGCCCGCCGCGTGCGCGACGTCATCTGGAAGCACCTGGGCAAGCTGTTCGGTCTCTCGAATCGCATCGACGGCATGGCGGAGAAATAGGCCATGAACTTCTACAAGCGCCACATCGGCGATTACCTCAAAGACACAGCGCACCTGTCACTGCTCGAGCACGGCGTATACACGCGCCTTCTCGATGTCTATTACACGCGTGAGTCTGGCATCCCTGACGCGCAGGCAGCACGCCTGATCGGAGCCCGGAACAAGGACGAATGCGCAGCGCTGAAGGTGGTGCTTGGCGAATTTTTCGAGCTTTACGAAGGTATGTGGGTACAGCACCGCTGCGAACGTGAAATCGAAGACGCATCCGCACAAGCGAAGGCAAACCGGGAGAACGGGAAAAAGGGTGGTCGCCCTAAGAAAAATGAAAACCCGAACGAAACCGAAGTTGAAACCGAATCAAAACCGAACGGAAACCCATTGGGTTCTGATTCGCTAAGCGAAAAAAACCTTAGCCAGACTCCAGACTCCAGACTCCATAAAAACACTACGCGCGTACCGCGCTTCGATGCGCAAGCGCATCTTGAATCGATGGGTGTCGAGTCGGTTGTTGCTCGAGACTGGCTTGCGCTCCGGAAGGGCAAGCGGCTTACCCCGACTGAGACGGCATTCGACGGTGTAAAGGCTGAGGCAGACAAGGCCGGCCTGGACATGAATGACGTCATCCGTACCTGTTGCACGCGCGGTTGGGCTGGTTTCAAAGCTGAGTGGCTCGAGCGTCCGGTCGGTCGTATGAACGGCCACTCCGACAACAATCCGTTCGCATGACGCCATGACTCCGATCCCCCGCAACTGCGAGCAGCTCATTGCCATGCGTAAAGCCAAGAGCGTTCCTGCGCTTCCGGTGCTGATCTCGCTTGTCGGGCCGCTGGAGTTCACGAATCTCACGCTGCTGGCAAATGCGGGCACGCGGTACGAATGGCGCGCGGTATCGGCTTTGGATCTCGAAGTGTTTGCTTCGGTTGCAACACCCTTTCGCCAACTGATTGAGGTCCTGGTGGACGTCGCTGCCGCGGTGCCCAAGCGCCTGATCCTGACGTTTATCGAAGGACCGCGTATCGACTGCGGAGAAATGCGCACCATTACCGATTTCGCATTGTTCGACTGGTTTCCGATGGTCGTCATGCCGGTGCGTGCTGCACCTGAACGCCACATCAAGGCCTGGAACGACGGGAAAGCGCTCGAGCGAAAATTATGGGCCGAACTCGGGAAAAGCATTCCCATTCCTTACGACAACGCAGTGGATCTGGTTGTCCAGATCGCAAAGGAGAATCAGCAATGCGGGTGATCCCAGACAACATCAACTGGGCCGAATACGCCAAGGATGAGAACGACGGCCGCGCCGATGTGCGCAAGGCCTCCGAGTTCTTCGACAAGGTGAAGGCCGCATTCCACGGAGGCGAGGAATCCGTGACTGGGCTTACGACGCCGTGGCCAAGCGTTGGCGATGACATCAGGTTCCGACCCGGCGAAGTAACTCTGTGGGCCGGCGTGAATGGACATGGGAAGTCCGGTGTGCTCGGTCAGGTGGTGCTCGGATTTATGGCTCAAGGCGATCGCGTATGCGTTGCTTCGATGGAAATGCCGGCGGACAAAACGCTGAAGCGGATGTCAAGTCAAGCAGCCGGGCATGCTCGACCTGGAATGCAATACCTCGACTCGTTTGCAGTGTGGACCGATGACCGCCTATGGATCTACAACCACATTGGCACGGTGCAGCGCGATCGAATGATGTCTGTATCCCGCTATTGCAACCAGGAATTGAAGGTCGGTCACATAGTGATCGACAGCCTCATGAAGTGCGGCATCGCGCCAGACGATTATGCCGGCCAGAAAGCCTTCGTAGATTCGCTGTGCTCGCTCGCTCGAGATACCGGTCTGCACATTCACCTGGTGCACCACATCCGCAAAGGCGAGAAGGAAACCAACGCGCCCGACAAGTTCGACATCAAGGGCGCCGGTGAGATCACCGATCTGGTGGACAACGTTCTGATCGTGCACCGCAACAAGCGCAAGGAAGAAGCGTTGGCCTCCGAGCTGAAGCCGGGCGAGCGCGAGAAGTTCGAAGCCCAGTCCGACACGCTGCTGATCTGCGCGAAACAGCGTCATCACACTTGGGAAGGGAAGGTGAAGCTGTGGTTCGACAGGGGAAGCCTGCAATTCACGGATCAGCGCGATTCATTGCTGCATCTCGATCTCGAGAAAAATCAGTGGAGAGCGGTATGGAGCCGTTGACCGCCACCACTACGCCCGCGCGCGAGGTTTCTGCGTCCCTTAAAGAGGAGCAGACATGCTGATCGGCATTGACCCTGGCATCAAGGGTGCCTTGGCGTTCTTCTACGACGACGGCCGGCAGGCTGTACTCGATGTTCCCGTCCGAAAAAAGCAAGACGGAAGCAACGAGGTCGATCCTCGCATGTTGCAGCAGATGCTTCGCAACTACGTGCCCGCCGACGAGAAAGGTCTGGTGGTCATGGAAAGCTCGCACGCGTTCATGGGCAGCGGCAAGCGCGTCGGTTCCATGGCGTCGCAGGCATCGCTCGCGGCCACCAAGGCGGTGATTGCAGCCGTCTGCGAGCTGACGGGGCTCGACATTGCCTACGTCACGCCGCGGGAGTGGCAAGGCCTGTTTGGCATCCGCAAGACCGAGCGCGAGGACACGAAGGACCAGAGCCTGCGCATTGCGCGTGAGCTTTATCCCCACCTGAAACTGACCAAGACCAGCGGCCGGGCTGACGCGCTGCTGATTGGGCGGTATGGGCAGAGGCACTTCGTATGAACATCCTCCAGCTCGCCGGCATGTTGCCCCGCGACCCGCAGTTCCGCGAATGGGCCGCCTCGCACGCCGAGGTCGAGCCGCTCACGGTAGACGAAGCAGCCGAGTTCATCCGCGTTGTCTGCCAGATCACATCGCGCCGTGCGCTCGCGACCGACAAGGACGCAGAGGCGCGGTTTCATCAGTTCTTGCGCCGGCCCTATCGCGAATGGCTTGCGCAGCAGACGGAGGCGGCTTGATGCCACTGCCAACATTCAAGCCTATGGGCGGTCGCCCGGATCGGATGCGCCTGAACTGCGAGACACCCGAAGCGCAGTCGGTCAGCGGCACGCGCGGTGGCCTGAAGAAGCTCGACGCGAACCAGATCGAGGCGATATGGGATGAAGTGCAGCTTCACACGCGGATGACATTTCGATGGACGCCGGCTAAGGCGGATTGAACGGGGATTGACATGGCAAATACGACGTTACCGCTCGAAACTGTGGCAGACATCATCGGAAAGGCAGTAAAGGCCGATGTTGAGCGCGCCATTCTGGATGCTATTCACGCGCATGTTGATCCCGTGATAAAGGCTATCGCGTCCGAAAAGGCCGAACAGATATGCGAGAACGCGCGAGTTCGCATGCAGCGTGACGTTATGTCGCCTGACCGCATGCACGTGATCATCCAGTTCAATGGCGAGACATTCAAAGACACCGAGCTGGGGGATTGACATGGCATGCAGAACATACCGGCCGCACATCCAATTGCAGACTGGCCGTCGCTGGAACAGCCTGATTGGCTGGTTCGATGTCTCTGCGCTCGGACTGCGCTGGTGGGAGTGTGAGGGACACGGCGCGCGTGGGGATGGCAAAACACCGAAGGAAGCATACGACGCCTGGTATCGCGATTTCATTCGACCGTACCGGAACAACTCCGTCTTTATGGCTGCGTACCGCGCCGCTAACACTCCGCGCTGAGGTTGAACATGGATCGAATCGACGAACTGCTGTTGGACTGGTACGAGTGGTCGCAGGGATACAACCCCGGCACCGACTATTCCGCCTTCGACAGCACGTGCGCCCAGTTCCGCACCTCGCGGCAATGGATGGACTACGAGGATCTGGACGCCGAGGTCGAGTGGCAGCGCAAGAAGGCCGTCGGCAAGGTCGTCGAGCCGATGATCCTAAAGCTCGATCTGCGCGCGCGCGTCGCGGTCAATACCGCATGCCGGAACTTGTCGGACGGCGCGGCCGTGTGGTCGAGCGTGCGCGTTGCAGGCGATCAGGAGGCCGAGTATGCCCGCGCCAAGGCGATTCTGTGTCCGATGATGGTGGCGGCTGGGCTCGTTGAGCGGAGCGCATGCAGTCTTGCTGCATAATTCCTTCCGATAATCGGAGAGGCAAAATGGACGACAAGACGTTGTTGGAGCTAGCTGCCAAGGCGGCAGGTATCAAGATCGATAAGTCTGAAACGAACGGTGGCGGTCGAGGAAATACCGGGTTCGACGTGATGGGGAACGCCGTACTGGATTGGCACAACAACGTCAGATGGAACCCGCTCACCGACGACGGCGACGCGCTGCGGCTGGCGGTGAAATTGCAAATCCAGGTGATACCAAGCAAGGGATGTGCAGCAACCCGACGCGCCATTGTGCGGGCGGCAGCGCTTTCAGAAGCGAATAAAAAGGACTTGTAAACCCGATAGCTTTCGGCTATTCTGCGCACCAGTTGGGCGATTTGCGCCCAAAGAAAACTAAGCCCCGCCGGTTCACGCCGAGCGGGGCTTTTGCTTTCAGGTGTGCCGGTTCGAATCCGGATCGCTGGCCGAGACTGAAGTTGGTAGACGCAGACGGAATAGCTTCGAGCGAAACGTCGGAGTACGGCCGGTGTGCTCAAGTGGGCACACCTGAGAGCAAAACAAGCAGCCCCGCGTGGAGAGATCCTGCGTGGCTTTTTCATTTCAGCCAGTCACGCGACGGTCGGCGTCGCAGCTCACCCCCGGACTGGCTCACCGTGTCTCCACGCGTCCACCGCGTTTGCCCCGCTTGTCGGGGCTTTTTTCTTCCGCAAGGCGTGAGTGCGATAACCGCGCCAGCTGTCGACGTCTTGGAAGCCAGGTGTCTC